TATATATATAAATATTTATATATATATACTAGATTATATTTTTTCCTTGCACCAAAGGTAGAAGAATATAAGGAATTCAGGTTACTATTATATTAGTTTTATTATCATTAAATATATAAATATATATTTATATATTTTTTTCCCTAATAGATCCCTACCAAAACGTTTTACTTTGGGGTGAATTGGTAATAGATGAGATTTGGGCTGTGGAATCATTTAACAGTAATTAAAAATAAGGCAACTCCACAATACGATATTTCAAAAATGGGTAATTAGATTGATTGAAAGTTGATTTAAAGCTTTAAAATGGCTGATTTTGACGGATTTTGACGACTTGCGTTTTTTTCTGTCAAATCTATTAACCGACATAAAACATCAGGCAGAGCATTCGGATTTGATCATTAAATTGCCGAAAAATGTAATACAAATGTAAAAAAAAGGCACCACTTGTATAGGGTAGGAGGAAAAAAATAATTTTCACTTCTTTCTTCTTTTCGAGTATTTAGAAAAACAGGTAGGGGACTACAACCAGATAAATTTGAACTGAAACAGAGGTTCACTGCTCTATAGTCTCTACCAAACAAAAATTATAAAAAAATTCAAAAAGGTTAAAAAAATGTCAGAAAAAATAACATACGGAAAATTATTTAGTTTTTCAATTAAAAATTTCAAGATGAAATTAGCGAGAAGCGTTAAAAGGGTTATTGGTAATATAAAAAAATCTATTAAAAACTTTTTTACTTTTCTTCGAAAAAAACTTTCTCAAGCTGAAATTTACTTGCTCTGTAAGGTTGATAGTGCAGGTGAGTGGGCTTTTGAAAAATTAGAGGAAAAAAGTGTATAAATTGATATGATTAGATGGAATAAGCTCTTATTAAAATGATACCCTCCCCACCATTACAATGCCCAAGAAAAAAGAATTGGATTTCAAGAAAGTTTTACAGGATATGATTAGAAAAGCCATGAAAGAACCTGCATTAGCGAAAACGTATATAAACATTTTCCCGCTTTACGCAAGGTTATATGTAGAGCCACATTTGAATACTGTCGTAAACAATTTGGCGATTGAGTACGACGATGTTATAGGAAAATTGGTGCCGAAACAATTAGAGATTTTCGATGCTATGATCAATGACAAGTTTGTAAGCGTCTTTGGTTCAAGAAAAACAGGAAAAACCTATCTAATGGCTCTAGGGATACTCTTATTAGGTACTGATAGAAAAATGAAAGTTCATATACTCTCTTCGAAGAAAGATACTGCTGCTTATTTAATTACTATGATGGCGATAATTGCAGAAGAATATGACCTGGATATATTTAAGAGAATATCAGCAGAGAAATGTACGTTCTGGAATGGGACGACAGTAAAAATTCACGCTAATACGTTAGCAGATACAGGTACTTATGAAGCTGATATTTTAATTTTGGATGAAGCACAAGAAATTGACGAGAATGTGTGGGGAAAGATAATGCCACAATTGGCGACTGGAAGAGATATGTATATATGGATTATGGGTACAGCTAAGGCTGGTACTATGTTTCATACATTTTGGACTGAGAATAAAAAGTTCAAGAAGTTTATGTTGCATATGAAAGATGCTTCGTGGGTTTCAGAGAAACAGTGGCAAGAGATAATGGCTGTAATGCCCGAAAGGATGGTAAGACAAGAGTTAATGTTGAAGTGGGTTGAAGCTGAAGGAGCCTATTTTAGTGCAGAAGCTATTGGTAGAGCTTTTAAAGACTATAAAATTGCTGATCTTAAAGATTATGGAGAGATTGTGTGTACTGTAGATTGGGGCTGGGGACATGAACATGCGATGTATGTTCTGGGAATTAAAGATGGAATAATTTATGAGTTAGAGTCATGGAGTATGCAAAATGCTCCGAGAGAAAGAATACTAAGACAAATTACTAAATATTGGAGAAAATATCGATGCTTGTTTATCTTAGAAGGTGGACAAATGGTTTCGAGTTGGATAGGATATGAATTAGACGAAAAAAACATAGAGTTTGAAACTTCTGTGTTTGCTAATTTTAAAGAGTTATACTGGGATAATATGGAGTTTGTATTAGATGATAATAGAATCATGCTTAATAATCACAGGTTAAAACAACAGCTTTTAAGATACTGCGGAGATAAGAAAGAAGATGATCACGTTGATAGTATTCTTCATGGAATTCGTTATTATGTATTAAAGTATTTAGAAAAATATTACTCCGATTGGTTTGGAGATGATTAAAATTAATTACAATAAATATGCAAGGATTAAAATGCATAGAAAAATCTCGGATGAAGTTGATAATCGAATTGGAATTTGTAATTCTAATAGAAAAGTGATAATGAGAAAATTAACTACAATTAAAATAAGAGAAGAGAGAAAGAAAAATGGCACGTAGAATAAAACCTTATTTAAGAGGAGGTAAAGGCAGGTTTGTTTCGAGTACAGTTATTGTTCCTATTACAAGGAAAGAACAGCAATACTTACATAAAGAAGTGAGAGTAGGTAGATTAGAAAATAGAAGCTATCCTATAAAACCTGTAAGTTCGAGTAATTTAGCAGAGATGGGATATTTAAAAACTGCTCCAGAAGCAGGAAGAGTTTATGTAGGTTTTCTTAGTGGGAAAAGTGCAGTTTATTATGATGTTCCTTTTATAGTATTTGAAGAGTTTTATTATGCTCACAGTAAAGGCACGTTCTTTTATAGGTTTATTAGACAAGGAGGTTATAGGTGGAACTATGTCTAATAGTGTAAAATTACAATATGCAGATTTATATACCTACTTAGTTTTTGCTATAGATTATGATGGTGTTCTTAAAAAAATGCTTATAGAAGAAACTATAAAGAGATTTGGTTCGATAGAGAATTTCTTAAGAAAAATTGGGAAAGGAGAAATAATAGATAAATTAAAAGAGCAAATGTTATGGGAAAATTAAGAAGGGCTTACGATTATTTGAGAGGAGTTAAACAGAGAGCTATTGATTGGTTTCATAAAGAAAGTCATAAAGAAGAGCTTGAAGTTTTACAAGCTAAGAATTTTAAGAGTGAAGTACATAGAGAATTAAGAGCAGAATTAGATCCTATAATTTATGCACTGGTTCAGAGAACAGCTAATTTGATTACAGCAAGACCACCTATTTTCTTAGATAAAGCAGGAAATGAAATGGAGGATTTAAAAGAACAATGGCAAAAATTACTATATAGTTCTCTTTTAAATGACGTAATTCAAGCTACAAGAACTCATGGTTATATGGTGTTAGAAACTAATGTAGAAGGTTTGGATGATGATAGAAATTGGCTTGTTCATGATTCTACTGATATTATGCTCACATCGTTTAAAAAGTTTAAAATAGAGAAATATACAGTACTACCTTTGATTGAAGATGGTGAAAGAGTCTCTATTACTGAAACAGTAAGTGAATACGATTTATTTCCACAAGATGTTATTCATTTTCAAATAGGTAAGTATAAAAGGAATAGAACTGGAGTTGCTCCAATTAAACCTATTTGGGATAGTGCAGTAAGATATAGTGAAATCTTGGGAGCTATGAGTAGATATGATGCAAGGATAGGAAATGGATTGATGTCTGCTGTTGTAGATAGAGATGATTATAAAAACGAAGTCGTTCAATTAAAAACTGCTATAAAAAATACTAACACAAAAAACTTCTTGGTTCTTAAAAGCACTCGAGGAGCAGAACCTCCTAAAATTGAATGGTATGGATCTAGTAATATGATTAAATGGGCAGAGGATTTAGGAGAGATTATGAAATCTATTTCAGGTGCTAGTGGTTTTAATGTGAGGTGGTTCATAGGAGATCCTAAAGGAGCTCAAAGTTCAAGTAAAGAAGATAAAATAAGTAATTATCAAACTTTAGAGAGTATATTTGAAGAATATGTTCCTTTTATAAGAAAATTACTCTTAACGCAGGAAGATGGTGATGCTATTAATGATAGTGTTGCAGATATACAGTGGGATTCTGGAGGCGTTTTAGACGCAGATGATTCTGACGAGATAGATAAAACAGATGAAGACGAAGACAAATTAGAAAACGAGAGTAAAGATGAAGTACGAGAAAGCTGAGTTTTGGATTACAATAGGTTTTATAGTAGTTTTATGGGCTATAGGAATTTTAATGATGGTGATAACATAAAATGGCACGTAGAAGAAGTTATGCTCAAGAATTTGACTACAATGGTGTTGCTGCTGTAGAAGCAGAGTACGATGACGGTTTTGATTCTTGGGATGAAATTGCAGAAGCTTTTAAGAAATCAGATGAAATTATTCTTAAAAGAAGTCATGGTGATGTTAGAAATGTTGGGATTATTAAACACTGGGATCTCGATAAGACTAACAAGAAAGTCTATATAGGATTTAATAAAGAGGATGTAGACGAAGATATTAAGTTTGATGAAATAAATAATGTATCTATCGAGTATGAAACTCTTAAAGGTAAAATTGTAGGAGTAAATCATATTTGTGTAGGAAATACTTTTCAACAAAAATGTAAAAAGGATGTTTGTTCAATATTGAAAAAGCAAAGAGGAGACGAGCCAACTACTGAACCTGATACTACAGTAGAAGAGCCAGATGTCGAAGAAGAGGTTATTCCAGATGAAGAACCAGAAGGATCAGAAAACGAAGAAAAAGAGGAAATTTCGAATAAGATTCTCTTGGATGAAATTAAACTCTTAAAAACACAAATCGAAGAAAAGTCTAAAGCTAAAGATAAGCTTGAACCTGAACCAGAAGATAAAGAAGACAAAAAGAAACTCAAATTAGGGTTTCAAGACAAATTGAAGCATGAACTTCCCTCGAAGGAAAATGAAGCAGAAAATGCTGGACTTTCCCGAAAATGGAATTTTATAAATAATTAAATAAAAAGGTTAAACATATGACAAAAACTAAAATTAGTGAAATCGGATTTGGAATAGAAGCTGGTGAAAACCGAGCTGCAAAGCAAGGTCTTTTAACAGAGGATATTAAACCTGGTTCGTTGATCTTTATGAACTCTACAAAGCAGATTTTTAAAGCTAATTCGGCAACTGGTGCAGGAGGTATTTTAAGCAAAAACTTTAAATACGATCTTGATTCAGTTATTCCGTCTGGACAAAGGGGAATTATGGTCAGTAGGGGATATGTAAATATTTTCTGTGATGATAAAGGATCTGATGCAGAGATTGGAGAACCTGTCTTTGATAAACCAACAAACGCTGGGATAGCTCCCTGGGCTGCTGGTGGACGAGCACTTGGTAATATAGTCGATAGAGTTCCTGATAATGATACCGTATGTAGAATCTTCATAGATAGAGGTTAAAAATAATGGCTGACGAAATAAGGCACGTTACTCCCGAACAATGGGGCGATGTTGATAAATTAGTAACAGAGTTATTGCACGAACCATATCTATTAGGAAAATTTCCACATATGAAAGGTAGTAAAGGAGCTAAAGTCATAAAGTACTCTAGGGCAGTTGAAGTTTTAATTAACGAAACTGGAGACAAATTTAAATATGACATCATGAACCTACCTAATAGAATCTGGAACGAAAAACCTGTAGTTAGAAAATCAATTCCTATTTTTATTGACCACCAAGACAACGACCTTTCTGCAAAGTTAAGTGTTCAAAGTCTTTTGGTTCAAGAGGAATTAGAAGCTAATAAAAAGATGTACGACTTGATAAGTGAAGTAATCTATCACGGAAAACCTCTGGAAGTTCCAGGGTCAGAAGGGATGGTTAATTTTACTGGTATTTCAAGTGCTGCTGCTTCTGCTGTTTGGACAACTGCTCTGGCTTTTGCTGCTGATCTAGAAGTTGGTGTAGCCTCAATGAGAGCTGCTCATATTCGACCTCCTTATGACTTAATAGTTACTCCTGGTGTTCTTTCTGAATTAAGGGGAAATTATATAGCAAACATAGGGAACGAATGGAAGGAGTTTAAAGAGACTTACATGCCTAGGTTAATCGCAAATGTCTACGACACAGATGCTATCACTACAGATGGTTCAGGTAATCAAGAAGATCTCGTAACAGATAATCAATGTTTCTTACTCGTTAAAAACGATCCTACAGTATTTTATATTGCAGAGACCGAAGGAATTGGTAGATTAAATATTCCTACTAAGGAGTTTGAAGCAGACATTACTTATCTTAAAATTTGGGGTGGAACTTTCATTCCAAAGAATGTAGATGGGATTTACTTGTGCTATAACGGAACAACCACAACTGCTTATTAATCTGGTGAATTTTAATGATTAAAATAGTGGATATAAAACAAGAGCCTTATAGAACAGAATTTATAATGCTTTTAAAAGATAATCACCCTATAATCATAAGATTTAACAGGGAAACAAAGCAATACGAGAAATAAATATCTGGTGGAGACCAGTATAAAATTTTTTATACTCAAAAATAAACAAAGAGAAAATTATGAATGAATTAAGAAACGATAAAGGGCAATTTATATCAAATAAAGATCGATATATATTTTTACTCGAAGTGAGAATAATGTTCTTAAAATTAACCTTAAAAGGGGTTTAAAATGACGATATATTCAGATCTCGATGATATTAAAGCATCGATTGGATTCACTTTAGACACAAATAGTAGACCTACTGAAACAGATGCTATTAAACTTCAAGGACGAGCTTATAGAAAGATAAATGGTCATTTAGGCGAAGCTAAAACAGTTAATGATGATTTAAAGGAAATTGAGACAGATTTAGTAGTGAGCCAAATTCTGGCTATACATTCTAAAAAACCATTTCCTATGATATTAACAGATGATCATAAAATTATCTTAGACGATTATATGGATGCCGAAGAACTCGTTTCTTCAGAAGAATTATATTACGGATTTGATTAATCATGACAGGTGTAGTAGATGACGTTATTTCTCACTTAAATACAAATTGGAATATTGCAGTAACAGTAAAACCTTCTTTTCTCAAAGGAGATAAAGAACTAGCAGAAGGTAAGGCTTTTATTCATGTTTTTGATAATTACAGTAGATATACTGATGCTACTAGTGATGGCGAGAAACGTAATGAAGATCACTTAATTCTTCTAATAGTAGGTTCAAAAGACACTGAAACAAAACGAGATAATATGATGCTAGAAGTAGAAAGAATTTGTAATATAATTCTAACTGGTTATGGCTATAATGTCATTGAAGATAGAGACAATGTAGATACAAGTGAAGGATGGAAAACAAGAGTATTATTTAAATTAAAAAAATTTATACAAAACAAACCGTAGAGGTAAAAAATATGGTATATACAGGTAAAGGACTTGAAACTTATTTTGGAATAGAAAGCACTTGGAAAGTTGGAACTGGATTTGGTAATTCACATATTCCGTTTAATCCAATGGAAACAGTTCCTGTACCAAAACCAATTTACACTCAAAAAGATTATAAAGATGCTGCATCTCAGGTAGTTACTGAAGTGTGGGATGAACAATTACAAGAGCAAGAGAAAGAGTACGCAATGATCTATAAAGATCCTTTCTTGGCTATGTCAATGTTCAAATATAAGAGTGTTACTGGATTTGGGGGAGCTGGTGGAGGAATTAACGCTGATATGAGAGTTGCAGGTACAGGACCAGATACACTTTTCATACAAGCTCATATAGAAGATAAAGCTGGGATTAATGATATTGATAAAAGGTTAAAAGGTGGAGAAATTTCATCTTATACTTTAGAAGTTGATGTTGGTGATCTCTTAAGAGAAAGAGCTACTATTAAAACTTATGATTTTGCAGAAACTGCTGAAACTATGAGTTGTAGTGCTGATTTTCATGACGAGAGATTTACTGCTTTAGGAGGTTGGTCAGATTGGAATGTTAAGAATATTAATGGTGTACTTTTCACTGCTGTTAAAGTTAGATGGGGAGATGCTGTACTTAGTGGGCTTAATATTAAGAAAAAATCAATGACTATTGCTTTAAATAAAGAATCAACTCATACAAGCGAATCATTAGTAGCTTCTGAACATTGGGAAGGAGATTATTTATGGTCAGTTGAAGTTAGTGGAGTTCTAAGTACAGATGCTTTAATTCTCGAAACTGAAAAAGCTATCGGAGATAAATTAAAACAAGATTTAGATTTCTATATTGATATGGATGCTAATGAAGAAGAATTCTACAAAATGACTAATATGATGATAGAATCTGTTGAATCTGACGATATGAGTAAAGCTTCGGAAGCTAAAGAAGTTACAGTTAAATTCAGAATGTATAAGAATTCAGTTATTACGTATTCTGGATTATTTGAAGAGCAAACTGATCCATTAAGTAAAATCAACGAGTAGGTGATTTAAATGGCACAAATAAAATTCAAGAAATGGCTTTTAAGTGATGATTTTTCTGTACAAGATATTATTGATTCTACTGGGAATGAAAATGACCCAGTTGGTTCATTACAGAAAACAGTCAAAATGTTAGAATCCAAAAGGATAGAAGGTCCAAAAATAACGACAAAAATATTACTAAAAGACTTCAAAAAATTACAGGAGAAAGTTGCACAAGCTTTTTTATAGGTAAAGAAGGGGAGAAATTTGCGAAAGCAATTGAACATCCTTCTAAATTTAGATTACCTTTAAAATACCAAATTTTCACTGTAATGGACGTATTTAATTTAACTAAAAAACAAGTAATAGGGTTAGATTTCGATGAATTTGCTCACATGGTTAATTATGCTTGGACAAAATTTAATGTTCAAAGAGCTGATTTACCCTGGAGAGGAGATGACAAAGGAGAGGAAGGAATAGATTATGTTAGTATTGATCAATCAAGATATTTTAGCAAGGTGCACACATGAGTGAAGAAGGAATAGATCCAGTTTATGAAACAACTAAAAATTTAGTTACAACTAATAGATTATTATGGACTGGAATAAGTGTTACTAATAAGAAATTAGCTCTACAAGTTGCAACTTTAAATAAAAATACAGAAGAAATAAAGAAACTTGCAAGTGTTTCAGAAGTTTTGGAGGTAAGTATGTTTACTAGTACAACTACTCTTATGTTAGGTTTTGGTAAATTTACTAATCAATTTAAAGATATTATGTATCATTTAGCTAAAATTATGACTGAATCATTCTTCGGTATAGTTAATTCATTGCAACAGTTAGATAGAACCTTAAAAGATAATACTAATATGATTTTAAGGGCTTTAGGTTCAGAAGAGCATTGGAAAAGTGCAGAAGAATATAGAACAGAGGAATTAATTGGGTCATTAAATGCATTTAAAGGACACACAGATTTATGGGTTGACTTCCTTGCAGATCCTGCATGGGGAGAAAAGTTTTGGAAAGCAGTACAAGAAGATGCTACAGATGCTTTTGATAAGATCTATAATTGGGCTCACGTGATGATAGGACAAGTTTTTGAAAAACAAATAGGTTATATTGCAGATAAATCACAAGATTTTGGTAAATTAAAAATAGAATTATTCGAGAATTTGGAAAATATTCCAAAAGAAATGAGAGAAAGTTCTAATAGAATTTTTGAAGAGATTAGTAAATCTCTTATAGGAGTATTAGAAGGTAAAAAAAAAGAGAAATATGAAATTAATCCTTTTGTAAAAGGTATTACTAATTTTATTCATAAACTTCGAGGAGCTATTTTTCTATCTCAAAAATTACCATCTATATTAAAGAAAGGTTTATTGAGAGTAACAGCCAAAGCTATAGGTCTTATACAAATATTAGATAAATTTAAATTACCAAATATACTCCAAAAAGGTCTTGATAAAGCTAATGAGTTTATGAAAAAATTTGCTAAAAGACAACTTATTAAAGCCTTTCAATTTGGTATAGGATTTCTTAAACAGGTTATAAATCTCGGAACTGCTCCAGGAATGGCAACTTTCACAAAGATGATAAGTTCTCTCGCTAAAATAATTAATGTTATTCTTATTCCGTTAAGACCATTCTTATTTATGTTAGAATTAATTTCTGACGTATTAGAGGCTGCACTTTCACCTATGCAGGCGGTTCTTTATGAAGCTTTACAGCCTTTAATGCAAGATTTAGTTCAATCACTTCCAGATCTAATGGATATGGTTAATGAATGGATGGAAGAAGAAGCATTTCAAAATCTTGTTATGGATATAATAAGTGCTTTTACTGGTTTAATAACAGCTATTACTTCTGGAGGGTTAATGAGAACTATTTTTGACCTTACTATGAAAATGCTCAAGTTAGCTACAACAATAATTTCAGCTAATTTAATTGTAAGCTTGTTTAGTTTAACTGGAGTAATTGCAGAGTTAGCTTTCGAATTAGTCAAACCTGGACCAGGTGGTAAAACTCTTATAGAGTGGATTGTTGAATTATCTGCTACTCTTGGAGGATTTGCTATTAGAATTTTCAAAGCTTTTGGACCTTTACTAAGAATGATTACTGATATGGATATTAGAACTTTTGGCAGAGTACTTTATGGTATTGGTTTAGGTTTCGCTATAATACAGGGAATGTCTCATGGAGGTATCTTTGGTTTAGCTTTAGCTGGAGTTTACGCAGGTGTATGGGCAGTTGCTGCTTCTGGTTTATTATCTTTACAAGAAGGTGGAATTGTACCAGGTCAAGGACCAGTACCAATAATGGCACATGGTGGTGAACAGGTTTTATCAGTAGATATGCAAGAAGAGATGATAGAATTATTACAAGAAAATAATAATCTACAAATAGAAATTTTAAAAATGAAACAGGAGAAATATAGATAAATGCCAGCACATACATTAAATAAAGGATGGCTTCATATTAATGAAGGATTTGATAATGGAAGTGGTCAAGAAGGAACAGGTTATGGAATGAGTTTAAGATTTAAGAAAGGAAAATACGATCCTCTTGGTTTTAAAATAGAACGTGAAGTTTATCCTGGTGATGGTCGTATAGGATACGATTTGAATTATAGGGATAGATTTTGGCAGTTTAATGATATTATTTTTGAAAATCAAAATGATGCAGAAGCTTGTATTAGACAATTAGATATTTTACAAAATACTGGACCTTATCATATTCAAGTTCAAACCGATGATAGCCCTACTTATCTTAAATTAGACGGAACTGCAACTGGTGCTAAAGTCTTATGTAGTAAATTAAATGCATGGGAAAAAATGAGTGATGGAAACCAACATATATATATGATTAAAAGTTTAAAATTTGTACAGAGTGGTTAAATGGTTGTTTTAGACAAAGATGATGTTGTAAAAGGCACAGTAACTCATGCAAAGGAAGATATTCCAAAAGGGACTTTTACTCTTAAACAGAATGTTGATGTAACTGAAGATGATGATGTTTCTATTGTAGGAAATTACACATCAGAAGAAGGTACAGTAGAACAAGCTGTATTTACTGGTAGAATAAAAGATGTTGATCTTCAAGAAATTCAAAAAATTCAAGTTATTTCGAAAGCAGAAGAAATTGACGTTATAAAACCAAATGGGGATTATAGTGGATATACTGAGACTATCTTAGGAAATCTTATTGTTGATTATTGTAATGAAGTAAGTGTTTCAAAAACAGAAAGTACATTAAATCTTAGACCTTCTACGCCAGATGTTTCTGGGACTTGGGTAGATAGTAGTGGAAACAATAATGGGATTATGTGGGATGATCTTATTGAAGATGTACCAGACATGTCGAGACTTATAGAAGCTTCACAAGAAATACTTGTATTAAATTTAGATAATCATAGTTTAAGTGCAGATTATCATTATGCAATATATCAAATAGATCTTAAAGTTTATGGAAGAGCACCAACATCATCAATCACTTTTCAAATGGCTATTAAAATTAAAGGTGTGTGGTCAGATTGGCAAAATGTTACTCTTAATAATACATGGGCTTGGAGAACAGCTACTATCACTGGTATAGTTATATCTGAAGATGATATTAATGATTTACAATACAGAATGCGAAGTCTGGGAGGAACTACACAATTCCAAGTAGATACTGTTCATGTTATTCTTTATTATCGTTATTTTCCAAATTTAACAAAAGGAACATATAATTCAACTCAAACTTATGCAGGAGAAAAAACACTAAGACAAATATTTAACTGGGGTAAATTACAAGAATTATTTACCTGGTATTTAAAACCAGATTTAGAATTTTATTTTAATGACGGAGCTGTTGATTCTGGAGTAAATATTGCTCTAAGTGATAATTTAAAAAAAGTTAAAGGAAAGAAACAAATCAAGAAATTTGATAAAGTTATTCTCTTAGGAGGAATGTCAGGTAGTTCTCAGATTTCTGTGACTTCTGGAGCAGGAAATATTATTTATACTGATACTTTTGCAAATATTCAAGATCCAACAATTCTTCAAAATTTAGCTGACCAAATTTTAACTAATAAAGGAAACTATCCATTAACTGTGCAAATGTATAGAAGAGATACAGTTAAAGGATTAATTCAGCCTGGAGAAGAAGTTTCAATTGCTTCAGGAATTCCTTATAATAAATCAACGAGAACTATTACAGCAGGTCAATACAAAATCGACAAAATAAGATATTTTATTGTAAACGGAGTTTATACTACAACAGATTTAACTCTTTCTGATGGAATGGTTTTCAAGAAAAAAGAAGAAGTAAAATTAACACAAGAAAACAATGCTCTTATAAATCAAGGAACTGGTGGAGGAGCGGCAGGTATAGATTTAAATGATCTTGACGATGCCGTAATAACTTCTCCTGCTGATAACGAAGGAATGCATTATGATTCTACTACTGGTTATTGGATTAACCAAACTCCTGCAGAAGCAGGTTTAGCTACAGCTGGTCATAGTCATGGTCAACTTCACGATCAAAATCATGATAATACATATCATTCAACAAATTACGAACCTGCTTTTAGTAAAAACACAGGTTTTAACAAAA